AAGTGCACCCAGTTTTCCCCTCACCTTTACTCCACCAAGTAAGACTAGACCCTCACCCCCAGCGACGCATACACTTACGCCCATGGACATCGACACCGTCCCCGCCGCGCCCCAGGTCCCCGACCAGCTGGCCGATCTGCGCCGCCTGACCACCGACGCTGCGCGCCTGATGGCCGAGTCCAACCTCCTGCTCATCGAGCGCCTGGCCACCGAGGCCATCACGTCCCCCGACCTGGAGTTCGTGCGCAAGGTGTCCTCCGACTTCACCAATGGCTCTGTCGGGCCGGAGAAGCGCGAGGCGACCAAGGCCACTGCCGGTGCCGTGCGCGCGTTCCTGCAGATCATCCTGGACCCCAGCGTGCCCCAGGAGCCGCCGCCCAAGCGCGCCGCGCGGGCGCTGCAGGATGTGGAGGATGCCGTCCTGGTGGAGGCTACGCCGACGGCTGAAGACATGGGCTGGTCCGAGGCGCTGCAGTGAAGTACATCCCGAGTCCGACGGGCAAGGACTTCATCGCCAGCCGCAAGTACATCAAGGGCCTGATGGGCCCCATCGGAAGTGGCAAGTCCACGGTGTGCCTGATGGACCTGCTGGCGCGGGCGCAGCAGCAAGAGCCCTGGAACGGCGTGCGTCGCACGCGCTTCGCCATCCTGCGCAACACCAGTGCCCAGCTGCGCACGACGGTCAAGCCGCTCATCGACGAGTGGCTGGTGAGCATGCCCACCCTGCTCTACGGCGCGCCGCTGGGGGCGTGGAAGCTGACCGAGGGCGTGTTCGAGATGAAGGCCGATATGCCCGACGGCTCATTGATGCATACCGAGCTGCTGCTCACGCATGCGGACACGCCCGATGACGTGCGCCGGCTGCTGTCGCTGAACCTGTCGGCGGCCTGGGTGGAAGAGGCGCGCGAGATCGACGCCGAGGTGTTCAAGGGGCTGATCGGCCGCGTGTCGCGGTTCCCGAGCAAGGTGGCAGGCGGGGCGACGTACCCGGGCATCGTGTTCTCGACCAACGCGCCGGTGGTGGACAGCTACTGGCACGGCCTGATCGACAACCCGCCGAGCAACGCCGAGGTGCTCATCCAGCCGCCCGCGGTGTTCGAGGATGGCCGGGTCAACCCGGAAGCGGACAACCTGCTGTACCTGGACGAGGACTACTACCCCAACCTCATGGCGGCCAACACGCCGGAGTGGGTGGACGTGTACCTGCGCAACCAGTTCGGGCCGGGCAATGCGGGGCAGCCGGTGTTCAAGGCGAGCTTCCGCCGCGCGTTCCACACCGCGCCGCAGCCGCTGCTGGCAGTGCCCAGCCAGGCCAGTCCGCTCATCGTGGGCGCCGACAATGGGTTGCAGGGCGCCGCGGTGGTCATGCAGCAGGACGCGCGCTCGCGCATCAACGTGCTCACGACGGCGTACGTGCCCGAGGACACGACGATGAGCTACGAGAAGTTCCTCGATACGCTGCTCATCCCGCACCTGCTCAAGACGTTCCCCACTGCGCCGCGGTCGAGCTACCTGTTCGTGATGGACCCGGCGTGCTTTCAGCGCAGCCAGGTCAGCGAGGCCACGATCGCGCAGGCGGTGCAGGCGCGGGGATTCCGGGCGATCCGTGCCTCGACCAACGACCCTGTGAAGCGCCACGCGGCCGCAGAAGGGCTGCTGACCCGGGCGGTCGACGCGCAGGCCGGGCTGCTCATCGACGGGTCGTGTGCGCACTTGCTCAAGGCGCTGGAGTGGGGCTACCGGTACCGCAAGGGAGCCGACGGCACGACGCAGCTCACGGTGGTCAAGAACCACCACAGCCACATCGCGGAAGCGTTCGAGTATGCTTCGCTGCACTTCAACGCCCAGTTCAGCCAGACCTTCACGGCGTTTCAGTCATCTCGGCGAGAGGTGCTGCCGCGGACGTACACGTACGTCTGACCCCACGAGTCAACCTGATAGACTGAGGCCCCATGGCTGCACTTGGACTGCCGGTTCCCGCCCCCGCCCCGTCGGCTGCGCCGATGGAAGCCAAGGTCGTCCACATCGGCGGCTTCCTGCGCACCGGGAACTACGCCGACGCGATCGCGCAGGACGCCCAGACAGCGAGCAACGCGCTGTACGACAAGCAGGCTGCACAACCCGTCGTGATCGGCCTGGCTGGCGAGATTCGTGCATTTTTCCGCACGGCGCGCGAGGGGCGCACGACCATCGAGCAGGAGATGATCGAGGCGCTGCTGGCCCGGCGCGGCCAGTACACCGCGGCCAAGCTCGCGCAGATCCAGGAGCAGAACCAGCCGGCCATCTACATGATGGTGGCGTCGTCCAAGATGCGCCAGATCGAGGCGCTGTGCCGCGACGTGCTCATCGGCGCCGGCGACGAGAAACCCTGGACGCTTCGCCCCGGCAAGGTGCCGGACCTGCCGCCCTCGGCAGTTCAGGCCGCAGTCCAGCAGTTGGCCGCCGAGATCGAGCAGGCCATGGCCAGCGGCTTCCCGCCGCTGATGGAGCAGGTCCAGGCGCGCATGCGCGAGATCCGCGACGAAATGACGGCTCGCCTCATGGAAGAGGCCAAGCTGCGCACCCAGCGGATGGAAGACAAGATGGAGGACCAGTTCAACGAGGGCGGGTTCACCGACGCGTTGGACCAGTTCATCACCGACCTGGCGACGTTCAAGACGGCCTACATCGCCGGACCCATCGTGCGGCGCAAGCCTGCGCTGGAGTGGTCGCCCGAGAACGAGCTTATCGTCCAGACCAAGCTCAAGCTGGAGTGGGAGCGAGTCGACCCGTTCGACGTCTTCCCGGCGCCCTGGGCCAAGAACATCCAGCACGGTCCGCTCATCAGGCGCTGGCGGCTGTCGCGCACGGATCTCGAAGAGATGATCGGGGTCGAAGGGTTCAGCGAGCCGGCCATCCGCAAGGTGCTGGAGCGATTCGCGGACCAGGGGTTCCGCACCTGGACGGCCGAGGAGTCGGCCAAGACGATCGCCGAGGGCAAGCAGAACAGCGCCCACGTCGACACCGAGCTCATCGACACCCTGCAGTATTGGGGTTCGGCCAGCGGCAAGATGCTGCGCGACTGGGGCATGACCGCCGAACAGGTGCCTGATGTCACCAAGCAGTATCAGATCGAGGCTTGGCAGATCGACTCCTACGTCATCAAGGCCGTGCTCAACGCGGACCCGCTGGCGCGCCGCCCGCTGTATGCAGCCAGTTTCCAGCGCGTGCCGGGGTCGGTGTGGGGCAACGCGCCCTACGACCTGATGCGCGACTGCCAGGACATGTGCAACGGCTCGGCGCGGGCGCTGGCGGCCAACATGGGCATCTCGTCGGGCCCACAGGTGGGGATCATCTCCAACCGGCTGCCGGCGGGCGAGAGCATCACCCAGATGTACCCCTGGAAGATCTGGCAGTTCGAGTCCGACCCGATGGGGTCTACGGCCAAGCCCATCGAGTTTTTCCAGCCTTCCAGCAACGCCAACGAGCTCATGGCGGTGTTCGAGCGCTTCAGCCAGCTCGCCGACGAGTACACCGGCGTGCCGCGGTACATGGCGGGGTTCGAGACCGCCGGCGCTGGCCGCACGGCCAGCGGCATGTCCATGATGATCGGCAACGCGTCCAAGATCATCCGCCAGGTCGTGGGTGGCGTCGACACGCAGATCATCGTGCCGGGGGTGCTCGGGCTGCACTACCACAACATGCGCTACGGCGATGACCCGGACCTCAAGGGGGACATCAACCCGCAGGCCCTGGGCGCGCTGTCGCTGGTGACCAAGGACGCCGCGCAGGTGCGGACCAACGAGTTCCTGACGGCCACCGCCAACCCGATCGACATGCAGATCCTGGGCATGGAAGGCCGGGCCGAGTTGCTGCGCAGCGCCGTCAAGCGCCTAGACGTCAACTCCGACCGCGTGGTTCCGCCGCTGGCCGTCATGCGCCAGCGCGCCGCAGAGCAGGCACTTCAGGCCCAGCAGCAACTCATGCTGGCGCCGCCCGATGCGTCGCAGCCTGGTGGGGCCAACCCCAACGGATCGCAGCCCAAGCCGGGCGGCGGGGAGCAGCTGATGAACGGCGCTCCCATCACCGACACCTTCGCACCTCAAGGAGCCTGACATGGCCACCAAGCGACCCAACCCGTTCGCCGGCAAGGAATCCAAGCGCGAGGAGCGCATGGAAAAGAAGCTCCCCCCGGCGGCGTACAAACGCGGCGAGCGCATGGAGAAGGCCGGTGGCATGATGAAGCACAGCGGCCGCGGCAAGAAGGGCTGCTGAGCTCGTGGCGGACCCTGGCGCCACCGCCAAACTGGCGCGCGTGGCGGACGACAACGGCCTGCGCCAGTTCCTGGACGCGGAGCAGCGCGACGCGGTGCGGTTCCTGACCAACGCGAACGACGCGGTGGCCATGTATCGCTCCCAGGGGCGCGCGCAGTTCATCGAAGCGATGATCAAGCAGCTCGACGCTGCGAAAAAGGGGTAGGCGGACCTGCTCCTCCGCATACGGTAGCGTGCGCACACTTACGCGCAGTGCTACACTTCAAGCGAGCGTTCACCCAAGCACTGCCCCACACGGGGCCGCAAGGCAGGAACCAAGATGGCAATCCCCAAGACTGTCCAGCGACAACTGGACGAAGCAGAAGCCCTAGCGAAAACGCTGGTACAGCCGGATCTGCAGAACGTCGTCACCGACGCTTCCCAGCTCCTCGCTGCGAACCCGCCCGCCGAGCCGCCTGCTCCGCCCGCCGCACCAGCCGCGACCACGCCTCCACCCGAGGACTGGGAGCAGAAGTACAAGACCGCAGTGGGGCGCTACAACGCCGAGCTGCCGCCCTTGCGGGCTCAGGTCAAGACCTTCGAGAGCCAGGTGTCGGCGCTGACCGAGCAGATTCGAGCCTTGACGGCCGCCACGCAGGCCAAGCCCGAGCCCCCCGCGAAGCCCACGGTCGACCCGCGCGACGTCGAGAGCTTCGGTGCAGATCTGATGGACATGGTGCAGCGATACACCACAGGTGCCCACCAGACCTTGCGAGCCGAGTTCAACGATGTCGTGGCCAAGTTCGACGGCCGGCTGCAGCAGGTGGAGCAGATCGTCACCGGGGTGAGCCAGAAGACCGATTCGACCTTGGAGTCGCAGTTCTACGCCTCCCTGG